AAAGATTTTATTCTTGATACAAGACCAGATAGACCTATGGATATTTTAAAAGACATTGAAAGAAAAAAATATGGTGGCTCTGTAGGTGTAAAAATGGCAAAGGGTGGCTTTAAAAATAAAACACCAATTTATTAAGGTGATGTATGGCAACTTCAGATTCAACTACTTTTGATCTCAATATTGATGATATCATTCAAGAAGCTTATGAAAGATGTGGAAAACGAACTAACAGTGGGTATGATCTAAAATCAGCAAGAAGAAGTCTCAACATTTTATTCAGTGAGTGGGGTAATAGAGGCGTTCACTTATGGAAAGTTGAACTAAAAGAACAAGCTCTTACTAACGGAACAGCAACTTATACAGCACCAACAAATGCAAACGATATATTAGAAGCCTATATAAGCACAACGACAGGCACTACTTCTTCAACCAATGATGTATCTTTAACAAAAATTAGTAGAAGTGAATATGCTGCTTTACCAAATAAAGGTTCAACAGGACAACCCTCACAATATTATGTTGACAGACAAACCATTCCACAAATTACTTTATATCAAACACCAAATGCTTCAACATATACATATTTAAAATATTACTATTTAAAAAGAATTGAAGACGCTGGAGCTTATACTAATACGGCTGATGTAGTATTTAGATTTATTCCGTGCATGGTCGCTGGTCTAGCTTATTATTTGTCTATGAAGTATAATCCACAAGTGGTTCAACAAAATAAACTTATTTATGAAGATGAATTACAAAGAGCATTGGTTGAAGATGGACAAAGAACATCTGTATATATAACACCACAATCATATTATCCAACTAGATTATAAGGAGAAAAAATGAAAGGATTACGATTAAAAACAGGTGGAGATGCAAACTTAGAATTTATAAAAGGTGTAAGTCCTGTATTAGCTCAGTCTTACAGTGCTATGTTATCTAATATAAAAGATCCAACAAAACAAGATACTTTTAAAAGAAGAGCAGGACAACAAATTGCAGCTTATAAAAACATGCCTGAAGAACAACAAAAGGCTTTTGTTTCTGAAATGACTACTAAATATTCATCACCAACAAAAGAAACATTTAGTGATATTAATAAAAGTTTAGAGGGCAAATACAGACCTGTTTATCAAGTCGCAGCAACAAGAAAAAGTAAACCTACTGTTGCTAAAGATATTTACAAAGAATTAGGAATGGCTAAAACTGGAGGCATTGCAATCAGAGGTAATAAATTCAAAGGGATTTTTTAATGAAAGGTATGAAATTATACAAAAAAGCTACAGGAGGATATCTGTCAGCACTAGAACAATCAAAACCTGAATTGTTTAAAACAATAAAAAGTTATAGGGATAGATTAAGTGGTGGTGAGCAAGAAACTTTTGATAAAAGAGCGAATATTCAATATGCTGCTACTATGAATATGCCTAAAAGTCAAAGAGATGCTTATATATCATCAATTGAAAAAGAATATTCAAAACCTACAGATACACAATTTAAACAAGTAAAAAGTAGTTTAGGACAAAAGTTTAAGCCTACATATACATATCTTGCAAGAGATCCTGATAAACCTGCTGCTACCACTGGTTATTACAGAGATTTATCGTCTGAAATAGCAGAAGCAGATAAGGCTTTAAAAAGTTTAATGATTACTGAAACAGAACAAAAATCACGACCAAAATACGAAGTAACTTACCCACAAAGAAGTATGTATGGACAGCAAAAATCTCCGACTTACACTAGTACACTACCAAAGGGTGCAACTTTACAACAAGGAAGTTATGGACAACAGTTTTATCAAAAGCCGTCACCTGACCCTTTTTTAAGACCACAAGAAGCTGGTCCTAGGTACAGAAAAGTGGGCACTGAAAAATATACAGTTTCAACAACACGAGCTCAAAAAACAGGTGATGAAGAATATGATAAACAATTTGCTGCACTTCAAAGACTTCAAAAAAGACATGATAATAGATTTCTTTATCATCAATATCAGCCATCAAAGGGTCTTACAGGACAAAATGTTTATTCAAATATTGGGATGAACAACACACAGACAACTCAACCAAAACCTTTTGTAAATCCATACGCCTCTTATGGAACACCTTATGGAACTGCAAAAAAAGGAGGAGCTGTTAAAATGAGTAAAGGTGGTAAAGCAGCTATTCGTGGTAAAAGATTTACAGGAGTATATTAGTGGCATACGCAAGAGGTAAATACGCAAAAGCAATTTCAGATCGTTCTGGCATGGCATTTCCTTACAATGAAATGGTAAGAGAATGGAATGGTTCACTTGTACACAAGTCAGAGTATGAAGCAAAACATCCTCAGATAAGAAGAAAACATATTACTGCTGATCCCATAGCTTTAGCTAACGCTAAAAGTCAAAAATTTCAACAACCTATACAACCTTTTATAAATGATTCAACAACAGATCAAACAAAAGCTGATTCAGGAGGAGGAGGTCAAGTAGTTGTTAATTTAACTTTACCAGGAGATTTTGCATTTAGAACAGATGGTTCAGTCTCTTTGACATCTACAGATGCCAGTCCAACTTATGGAAGTATGGTTCCTGACGATGGTTCAGAAGAAAACAGAAAAAGACAGTTAACAGCCGAAATTGGTAAAATCACAGTTGATGCAACTGCTGTGACAATATTAGCTGTTACTGTTGTAAGCACGGCTGATGGAAACAAATATTTTATTGATGGTGTAAGACAAGCGACCCCTAATTTTGTAAGAGGAAATACTTATAGATTTTCACAACCAGAAAGTGCAAGTGCTCATCCCTTACGCATAAGTGAGACTAGCGATGGTACGCATAATTCAGGGTCTGCTTATACGACAGGTGTAACAACAACTTCAGAGTACACACAAATTACTGTAGCTAGTGACGCACCAAGCACATTGTATTATTATTGTAGTATACATTCAGGTATGGGTGGCTCAATAAATATATCAGGATAGACTATGGCAATAACACACGCAAATTTTTTAACACAAGTAAGAAATTACACCGAAGTTGATAGTAATGTATTATCAGACACTTTAATTGATCAATTTATTAGAAATGTTGAATTAGATGTTGCTGGTAAGGTTGACTATGATGATTTAAGAAAATATGCAACAACTTCAACTATTGCATCACAAAGATATCTAAGTATGCCTTCGGATTTAATTTATTTGCGTTCTGTTCAAATCACAAACTCAGGAGTAAGAGACTTTTTAGAAAAAAGAGATACAAGTTTTATTTCGGAATACAATTCAGGAGATGCAACAGGTGTGCCTAAATATTATGCAAATTGGGATGACCAAAATATAGCGATTGCACCTATTCCTAACGCTGCTTTTACAATTCAAATTAACTATATCATCGACCCTCCTCATTTTACTTCATCAAACTCAACATATTTATCCACTTACTATGAAAATGTTTTATTATATGGTGTTTTAGAAGAATGTTTTAGTTATCTTAAAGGACCACAAGATCTATACAACCTAAATAAAGCAAAGTATAATGAAGAAGTTCAAGCATTTGGATTACAACAAATGGGACAAAGAAGACGAGGGCAGTATGAAGAAGGTGTTCCAAGGATACCTATTGAATCACCCTCACCTTAAATTTATGGAGTAATTATGGCAATAACAACTAGTGTAATATGCAATTCTTTCAAAAAAGAACTTTTTGAAGGAACTCACAACTTTAAACAAACTGGTGGTAATTCATTTAAACTATCTCTTTACACTAACAGTGCTGTTCTAGGTAAATCTACAACTAGTTTTACTACTGATGCACAAGTATCAAATTCAGGACAGTATACAAGTGGTGGTGGAGCTTTAGTAAATGGTGGGACATCGTTATCAACTAATACAGCAATTGTTGATTTTGCAGATAGATCTTTTACAGGAGTGACATTAACTGCAAGAGGTGCTTTGATTTATAATGACACAGCAACAGGAGATCCTGCTGTTTGTGTACTAGATTTTGGTGGTGATAAAACGGCAACATCTGGAACATTTACAATTCAGTTTCCTGCTTTTACGGCAGGTGCAGCTATTTTAAGAGTTACATAGGTTTTACATGTCCAATGGATGGGGACAATTAACTTGGGGTGAAGGACTCTGGGGACAACAGGGTGATCAAATTGTTTCACTTTCTGGTTTTTCTCTAACCTTATCTTTAGGTGGTTTTACTCAGACAACTGTAGCAGAAGCAACAGGCATTGCTCTTACCTCATCTTTAGGAACAGCCGTAGGTTTTACAGATTTTGTAGCTCAACCAAGTGGGTTGAGTTCAACTCTTGGTTTTGGTTCAATAACTTTTTATAATGATAGTATTGAGTCACCTAGTGGAGTTGCCTTAACAACAGCAATGGGTTCTGTAACCACTTTTGCTGATGTTGAAATGGCAGTTTCAGGATTTGATTTAACAGCATCACTTGGATCTATTAATTTAATTAATTGGGAGGAAGTTAATGTGGGCACATCAGTTGTATGGACAGAGGTTGATAGAGCTGCATAAATGATTTATAATGTGAACTAATATAAAGGAATAGTATGGCGTCAACATATTCAACAAGTTTAAAATTAGAATTACAAGCAACTGGCGAAAATGCTGGTACTTGGGGTACGAAAACAAATACAAATTTACAGTTAGTTGAACAAGCTGTTGGTGGTTATGAAGAGGTATCTATTGCAGGTGGTGCAGGAACTACTGCATTAGCAATGTCTGATGGTGCAGCTTCTAATGCACGAAACATGGTTGTAAAACTAACAGGAACAATCACAGGAAATAGAATAGTTACTGTTCCTGATAGTATGGAAAAAGTTTATATTGTTTCAAATGGAACTACTGGTTCTTTTACAGTTCAATTTAAAACAGTTAGTGGAACGGGTTATACTTTTGTTGCTGCTGATAAATCGGTAAGAGTATTATTCGCTGATGGCACAAATATTGTGGATACAGGCATTATTAACACATCTTCAACTGACACACTTACAAATAA